TATCCGATCAGGCGAGACACCAAGTGTGGAAGGTCTCAAGAAACATTTGTCGGATAAATTGAATAAAGATATTGATAAATTGAAAACACCAGCAGCAAGAGCAAGAAAAGAAGCTGAACGTGATGCACATATTGCACACATAGAAAAAAACAAAGATCACTATGAGAATCTATTGAAGCTGCACCACCATTTACAAAAAGCAAAAGATGTACTAGTACATACTCTTGCTCAACATACTGGTGGATTGGAACATAGCGTAGGTGATGCTCAAGTTAAACCTGAAGGATTTGTTGCGACACACAAAGGAAGAGTGTCGAAACTAAATGATAGACAAGAATTTAACAGACTAAACTTTTTGGCAAGACCACGATGAAAACATTCTTACAATTAGTAGAAGAAAAAAGAAAATCTCTAGCCATTCTCTTTGGTAGAATGAATCCTCCAACAAGAGGTCACGAAGAGAATGTAGAGGGACTAAAGAAAATGGCAGCCGAACATGGTGCTGATCATTTGGTTGTTGCATCACATTCACATGATGCAAACAAGAATCCATTAGATCCTCAGACCAAACTAAAGCATCTGAGAAGAGCATTTCCAGATACAAACATAACTGCTTCTTCTAAAGAACATCCTACAATCATGCACCAAGCGTCTGAAGCCTATAAAAAGGGCTATAATCATTTGATTATTGCTGGTGGTGGTGACCGTACTGATGAATACCATCATTTACTGAACAAATATAATGGTGTTGAAGGTAGACACGGTTATTACAAATTTGATCATATTGAAGTTCGTTCGACAGGTGATCGTAAGCCAGGTATTTCTGGAACAGATATGCGTAATCATGTCAAGAATGGAAACTTCAATGAATTCAGAAAAAACCTTCCATCACACATTAGAGCTGATCAAGGGCATTCACTTGAATTATTCCGTGATGTTGGAAGAGGTATGGGTATCCATGAAAACGTAAATCGTGGTATGGGTAAAGCGATTTTCATTACGGGTGGTCCTGGTTCAGGTAAAGATGTTATCATTCGTGAATGTATCGCAGAACAAAAAATCGTAGAAGTCAATTTTGTACAAGTTGTCGATATACTGAATAATATCCATAAACGCGCAATGTCTTCAATGAATCCAAAGATGGAAGCTGTCCGCAATCGCGGTCCTCTTATCATCAATGGACCAGCAGATGACTATGAACATATAGCAGGAATAAAAGAACAATTAGAAAGCATTGGTTATGAAACCATGATGATTTTTGTTGATACCACAGATAATGTCAGCAAAGAAAGAAACACACTGCTTTCTAGAATGATGGCCGAATCGGTTCGTCATCAGAAATGGGAGAAAGCACATCAAAACAATTTGGTATATGCTGAGATGTTTGAAACTTATATGCGTTTTGATAATAATGAAAGTTTAGAAGATAAGACAACAGATATTAGTGAAGCATTTACATTTACCACCAATTTTCTGAATTCTGGAATGATCAAAGAATCAACTCACACAAATCGATTCTTGAAATTGTTCGAAGAAAGAATGGGTGCAAAGGCAATTCAGAAAGCCAATCTTTCATCAAAGAAAATGCTGAAAGATAATAACAGCCCTGTGATGCAATACAGAGCAAAGATTGGTCATATTGATGGTGTAAAAGATGGTGATGCAAAATCAAATAGCGATTACATCTATAATAGATATTCAGAAGAATCACAACCTACAATGATAAGAGGTTCTTCACCAAAAACTCCAAATTTTCAAAAAGATGGAAATACAAATAAGCTGAAAAGATTTGGTGATAGATCACTGAAAGATTCCAAAATTGGACCTCCAAGTGGTGTTGGTTCTACATATGACACAAGAGGAAATACTGGTGCCGCAGGAGCAGGTTTAGGTGATCTTACATATAGAGAAGAAACCTCAAGAGGTGGTACGCAAGATTTTAGTAATGATGATGTGGTGAACTTTGCAGGACAACCTGGTATCAAGCCAAACCCATTGCGTGAGAAGAAAACACTCAAGAGATTCAAAGAAGCAATTGATGATCCGGGCGCATCTGATATGGGAGTAAGTGGAACTTTGGGTGGCGCAAGCAATAAAGAACCTCTGGTAACACCAATGGATAAGTATGGCCAATCAGGTATAACAATTAAAAAGAAAAAAACAGGAGCAAAATAATGTTCACCAAATCATTAGTACCACAATCACTAGTTGATGCTGTCAGCAAAATCATCAATGAAGATCAACAAGATATGTCTGAAGGTGCAAAACACGCTTCAAGACCAGGAACACAACAACGCCCAGGTTCTGCTGCTCAAGCACAAGCTGCCAAAGCGCGTAAAGATCAACTCAAGGCTGATTACGCAAAAGCACAGGCAGAAAAACAAAAGAAAGATATGTCTGAAGAAGAAGAATTTAAGCCAAAAAAGAGATTGATTTTAGAACCTGAAAAAATGACTAAAGAAGAAGAATCAGGTCTTCGTATGGCTGCTCATGCCGCTCACCGAGACGGTAAAAAGACTTTTGAGTTTCAAGGAAAAACATATCCAGTAAATGTAAATGAAGAAGAATCTGATTGTGTAACACCAATGGGCGCAAAGAAGATTGCAAAGAAAGAAGTTGGTAAACATGAAAAGTCAATGCATCAGAATGAAGAGCGTCATATGTCAGATGATGAAATGAAAGAACGTGAACACCTTGTCAAATCAATGAAAAAGAATCTCGCTGGATTCAAGTCACGTTATGGTGAAAGAGCAAAGAATGTTATGTATGCTACTGCTACAAAGAGAGCGATGGGTGAAGAAGCAGAACAACTTGATGAACTTTCCAGTGACACTCTAAAGTCATATGTCAAGAAACGTGGAAAAGATGTTGAAGCTGATATCAGAGATGCGAAAGCAGCCAGACAAAACGCACAAGATTATCCAGAAAAATCTGCTAAATGGAAAGATGAGTCAGATTGGTTAGGAAAAAGAGCAAAAGAAGGTCTGGATAAACTTAAACTTGCATCTAAAAAAATTAATCAAAGAAATGAAGAAGCAGAACAACTTGATGAACTTGGTGGAATCAGCACAATTTCAGATGAAGCTGTCGATACGGCCGATACAACTACTGATACTCTAGCAGGTCGTAAGAAAGGTGGTGGCTTGAATCAACACGGTCCTGATAGAAAGGTTAAATTGAAGGCTGAAGAAGGTGATTTTGGTAACAAGAAAGTTCCTGCAAACAAACCAGCCTACAAAGAAAAAACATTTGAAGATAAGCGTCCAATTGATGGAGTTCCTTTCGTAACAAATGAAGAAGAAAAAGAATCTGGTTCATGGAAAAAAGATTCAGGTTGGAAAGCAAAAAAGCCTGATGTTATTACTGATAAGTCTGGTGCCAAACATACACCTATGTCAAGAGCAAAAGATTTAGCAAGAAAGTCATTTGCTAAGATTCGTAAAGAAACAATGATGGGTACTGCTGGTGCAACATCAGAGGAAGAATCAAAATGACAAAAAAAGCAGGTAATGTAGTCAAGGAGTTGGTTAAGAAACCTGCTCCTAAAACTACTTTTGGAACTGACCCAAATGATCCTTGGTCAGCAAAAGCCAATATAGCAGAGAATATTACTTCTCGCCGTTCATCTGTATTGGCTAGATTCTTAAAGGCTAAAGGTTATAATCCAAAATATATCTCAAAAGATCAAAAAGATTCACATACAAAGACCGCAGAGTTTCAAAAATGGAAACGCGATCATGGAATCTATGAAGAAGATGAGTATTCGATGAAGGTTGAACCTGAACCTATTCGTTCACACACCAAAGATTCACCTACACAGAAAAGAGTTCGTCAGTTGAATAGAGCATCTCATGCTGGTGCCATTCGTGCTGCTAACCCACCTTCAACTGGTGCATTGAGAAAAGAAGAACAAGGCACACCAATGACTGGAACACCAATGGACAAAAAACAGTCATTTAGCAAAATTGATATGACAGAGAAGAAAAAGCATACAGTGAAAGAAGATAATTTCTCCGATCCAAAGGCTGCTTCAGAAGCTCCGTTTGATATGGGTAGTTGCCCAAATGATGTTGCTCCAGAATCTAGAAGAAAAACAAAAGCATCATCTATGGTGAAAGAGATTTATAGGAAGAATAGACTGAAAGAAGACATGTATGATTGGGAAAAAGATCAAAAGGATAGCCCCTATGGTCAGAAACCTAAAATGCAGAAAGCTGATGGTGTAAATGATATAGGTGATGATAAACCAAATGCACGTTTGATTCTAAAAGGTGGAACGACACTGACGGGTCAAAAAAGAGATACGGTTGAAATTGATCCAATGATGAAAAATCGTAGCAAATTACCAGACTACTCAGGTCAAGATCCAAAAAAGAAGAAAGCACAAGAACAATAAATAGATAGATCACCCTTATCAAGGAGAAATAGAAAAATGTCATCATGGAAAAATTACGATAACGCAAACAGTGTACCACTTTGGTCTACTTATTTGGTTAATAGACCACCAACACAAAACACTGCTAATCTTTTATATGCTAACACAACAGCGAATGCTTGGGCAACCGTACTTGCGGACGGTTCAACTAGATTAGGTAATGTAACGATTGGTGTTTTTGCTGTCGATGCCCAAGAAATGCAGGCATATCAAGGAACAGCAAATTCACATGCACCGCATATGGGTTGGGTTCTACGCACAGTTGGTCAAGGTGGTCGCGCAGGTCGTATAATTAACGAAACATTAGTTGCACTGGCTAATGTGTATGGTGACGGTGACGGTCAAATATTCCCTAACGTTTCTATTAATTTGGTAACTTCAGGTAATCAAACTGTATATTCTAGTGGAACATTTGCAAACAATGCAGTATTTACAGTAACACCAACATTGACTGGAAATACAGCAGCAAACTTGACATATCAGTGGCAATACAACAATGCTACAGGAACTTATGGTTGGGCAAATATTCCTGCCAATACATCATCGATCCACTTCTCTGGTGCCACAACAAGCACATTGTATGCAATACCTGGTTCAACAGCAAACAACACCAACGTATTCCGTGCTGTTATAACAGCAGCCGATCAAGGTGTAACTGCTACATCAAGCAACGTTTCAATCAGTATTCCTGCTTAATAAAAGGGGGGCTTCGGCCCCCCTCTATATACATGTTTGATAACTTGACTGAAGAAAACTTTGTGATGTATGCAATAAAATGTTATACGTCTCCTAACTGTTTAATGTCCGAATTTGAAGGTGACCTTAAAAGGACGAAGTATCTGAAAAGATTATTTCGAAGATATAAGGCCACCAAGGAGATCAAAGAAAGACTTATACTGAACCATATCATATTGTTGAACAATGTATTTGGTCCAGAAGCAACATCGAGAATATTATTTTTTAGGACAGATGAGAGAGATTATAGTACATTGAAAACTTTCTTGTTATTTTTGAATCTGTTACCAAAAGAAGTTAAAGGAATCAATGGAAAAAATATATCTACTGATGATATATCTGTAGATATGAAAATAGCAGACATACTGAGGAAGATATGAAATCATTCAAAAATTTAAGAGAGACTGTAAAGAAACCAACAGGCAAATTGAAAGATGCATGTTGGACAGGATACACTGCTGTTGGCACCAAACAAAAAGGTGGCAGAACAGTACCTAATTGTGTTCCAGAAGAAGTTACAGAAGCAAAAGATCCTGAATACTCTGATCCATATATGGCTGTCAATCAGTTGCGTACTATTATGCATAACGCACAAGAAATGATTGATCTAATTGGTGAGAAAACAGATTTACCTGAATGGGTTGAATCTAAGATCACTTTAGCAGAAGACTACATCATGACAGTTGCTAACTATATGCGTAGCGAACTAAAAGAAGAACATAATCCTGATTCAATGTTTGACATAGTTGAAGAACTGGTCATGGAAATTGCACAAGCAAACAACATTGATCCTGAAATGATTTGGGAAGACCTTGAAGACTTGTCAGATGAAGAACTCTATGAGTCTGCTGCATGGAGACGCAAAGAAGGTAAAGATCCAAAAGGTGGTCTAAATCGTAAGGGTGTTGCATCATATAGAAGAGAAAATCCAGGCTCAAAATTGAAGATGGCAGTAACGACACCACCATCTAAATTGAAGCCAGGTTCAAAAGCTGCAAATCGTAGAAAATCATTCTGTGCTAGAATGGGTGGTATGAAAGGTCCAATGAGAAAAAATGGAAAACCAACTCGCAAAGCCCTAGCACTAAGAAAATGGAACTGT